GCGGAAAGGCCGTAGACCTTACACGCCTATCTAAAGTCAAAGCCGGGCAAATCATCCGTGAAGCACTTGGCGAAAACGTAGATGAAGCCGCAGCGGCTTTCCGTGCGTTGTCGCCTGACGATCAGCGTCTGGCACAGCAAGTCTTAGTCGAAGCCGGCGTCGAGCCTAGCCCTTTCTTTGGTTTAGGAAATATCGCCGCTAGTCAAATGGACCCTGACGCTCCAGCACGTATATTGGCGCAGCAAGAAGCGGCGCGTTCTGCAAGATTGGCTGGCGCCGCTGGCGGCGAAACAGCGACGATGCAACGGTCGGCAGCAGAGACAGGCCGCCGCGCAGTTACTGAAGCCACTGGCCCTACGCGCGACGCGGCGTTGGCGCGTGCTAACGTCGCCGGTCGCGTTGTTCCTGAGGCCGAAGCTTTGGCAGCAGCAGCCCGTCAACGTGCAGATGAAATTACGGCATCCGGCGTTGTCCCACGTATGCGCGGATTGGAAGAGCGCGCTGGTGAACAGGCCGCCATCATGGGCGACAAGCCTGCGCTATTCCCTGACATGGAACGCATACAGCAGACACGCGGTATAGCAGGTGCGGCTGGCGAACGCGCCGACAAAGCTATGGCAACGCAGATTGGTTTGCGGGATACGGCACGCGACATGGAAGATGTTGTGGCCGACTTGGCCGCTGAAGGTATGCAGCCGTTGACGGTTGCGCCGATCACGCAGTCCATTCGTGCTATGGCGTCCGCCCCCGGCACACGCGCATCTAAACTACAGCGCCGTGCATTGGTTACGGCAGCCAACCAGCTTGACGCATTGGCCGACGCTAACGGCGTGATTGACGCGCGCGACTTGTATCAGTTCCGCAAGTCTGAATTGGGCGACATCGTCAACGTACTGTTGAGCGGACGCAATATGCCTCCGTCCGGCGTTAAAGAAGGCGCGGCAAAACTGATGGGCGACATCCGCCCCATGATCGACGACGCCATCGAAGGCGCTGGCGGTGTAGGCTTTAAGGATTATCTGACCCGCACGCGTCAGGGCTTCGAGGTTATTAACCGTCAAGAAGTTGCAGCGAAAGGCGCGCAGTTAGCCAAGGAGTCGCCAGACGAGTTTACGGCGCTCATGCGCGGCGAACGGCCTAAGATTGTTGAAGACATCATGGGCAAAGGTACGAAGCAGTACGACATCGGCGGTATGGCGCTGGCCGATCCTGCGCGGTACTTGGCGATGAAAACGTCGGCGGACGAACTAGAAACGCTGAACAGGATGGCGCAGCTTGGCACTCGCGGCGAACCGCGGGCAGGCAACATCTTGCGGTCGCAACAGCCCGGCCTATTATCGCGGGGCTTGGGTACGCTAGTGCGGGCGAAGTTCCCTGCCGTAGCGTTCGCAGGCACCGGCGCGCAGAACGTCGAAAGCGCGCTTGTCAACCCTAATGTCCAGCGCGAGATTGCCAACGCGTTCACAAGCGGACGTGGCGCGTTGCAGGCTATGGAGCAGTATCCAACTGCGGCTCAGTTCTCTGAATATCTCAGCACACTACCGTCGCCGGTGCGTAACGCATTTGCTCAGGCAATGCGCGCGTACAATACACAGTCTTCTAACCAGTAAAAGGTACTGCCGTGACTTCTATTGACCAGACCCAAGCACAACTCAACACGCACGAACAGGTCTGCGCGTTCCGGTACGAGAGTATCTGCGCGCGGCTGAAGCGTCTTGAAACCATAGGTATGTCCGTGGCTGGCACAATCATTCTGCTGTTGGTCGGCATACTGCTCAAGGCTGGTGCATGAGCATCATCCTTGGCCAGCGCAGTCTGTCACGGCTTGAGGGCGTCCACCCTGATCTGGTGCGCGTCGTCAAGAAGGCCGCCGCGCTGTCCGACCTTGACTTCACGGTGCTGGAAGGCTTGCGTACCGTCGAACGCCAGAAGCAGCTAGTGGCTCAAGGCGCATCGAAGACGATGAATTCACGCCACATCACTGGGCACGCTGTTGACCTAGCGCCGATGATTGGCGGTAAAGTATCATGGGATTGGCCGCTGTATCACAGGCTGGCTAAGATCGTGAAATCCGCTGCGGCGGACGAGAAAGTCCCGCTCGTATGGGGCGGCGATTGGCGTGCTTTCAAGGACGGCCCACACTGGGAACTGCCTTGGAAGTTTTATCCGAAGGGAAAGTAATATGCTTAAAGGTTATCGCACATACGTTCTGGCTGCAATGGGCGTTATCTCCGCCGCCGCCAGCTATCTGGTCGGCGACGTAGACCTGCTGACGGCGGCTAACGCTGCCTTCACCGCAGCGTCAATCGCGTTCTTACGATCTAGCGTTCCTCGACTGTAACCAACGCTCACCATACCAAATAGCTTTACGCATCTCTTGAGCCGCTTCGTCCTTATGGCCTAAGCGGCTCAAGTATTTCAGCATATTGCCGCGGCAGTAACCGGCGAACTCTTCCGGCGACAGCTTGGCCTGAATATAGTCGATAGCTTCTATGCCGCCTGACTTATAATGGTCAGGGTTGACGGCGTCCTTGAACGCTAACGCTTCGGCCCATGCGCCGGCATCGCTTTTATCATCTATCATTTCTTCAACCTTCCCATAATCTCGACACGCTCCCGCGCCGTCCGCATTGCAGAGTACCGCTGATGCAACCGCCGTGCGAGGGCGGGCCGTTTGTGCGTCTTCAGTTCAACGTCCAGCGCGTCCTTTAGCTGCTCTTCCGTAAGGTCGGACAGCACGGCGATCATCGACCGCCAGTTTAGTTTACTCATTTTTCAGCCCCATATATCTGTTGTGTGGTCGCGGGGTGATGGACAAACGCCAATTCTAATTCGTCGCGTTCTTTAATAGCCGCGCCTTTCACTATGATTGCTGGCGGGCGGTCTTCAAAGTCCTTGTCGTAATAGCCGACCAGCCGTGCCCCCTCATCGGTTACAGAATGGCAGTAGTATGTAAAAAATTTAGTTTGCATCTTTCAATTCCTCTAATGCTATGTCGGACACCGCACGCTTGTCGTGCAGCGCCGCCCATATGCGTTCGTCAATACTTTTTTCGGTCAACATTACATAGACCCAGACATCCTTCGTCTGGCCGCTGCGGTGCAGGCGCCCGACCGTCTGCTCGTACAGTTCCAGCGACCACGGCAGCGACAGGAACACCATGTGGCATCCGCCGTGCTGTAGGTTCAGGCCATGCCCTGCCGACTTAGGGTGCGCCAGCAGCAGTTCGACCTCGCCGCGGTTCCAGCGTTCGATGACGTTGTCGTCATCCATCGTCTGCGCGTGCGGAAAGCGGCGCTTCAGTTCCGCCAACTCTTCTTGGTATGTATACGCTACTAGCGTATTGGCCCGCTGGTTCTCCGACAGCAGTTCTTCCAGCCGGTCAAACTTGTGGCCGCTGAACCAGATGGACGGCGTGCCAGCGTCGCGGTTGTAGACAAAGCCGGACGCCATCTGTTGCAGCTTGGTCGTGACCGACGCTGCGTTCTGCGCTACGATCTGGTCATCGCCAAAGCGCACGACATACTCACGCTTCATCTTGTCGTATGGCTTGCGGTCGTCCAGCGCGACGCGCACCTCAGTGACATGGCATGGCGGCAGCTTGTCCTTGTACTCGCCCGGCTCCAGCACGAACGTCGCAGGGCGGATGCGCTGCATGACTTGCTCCAGCGCGCCGGCTGCCGGCACCCACTGGCCGAAGTCGCGGTTGGTGCAGATGAAATACTGCTGCATGAACGCACCCTTGGCACGGCCCAGCAGCGTCTGGTCAATGATCTTGCACTGGCCGAAGACATCCTCAAGACCGTTCGACGTAAACGATCCGGTCAAACCCCAGCGCACCTTGACGTTAGCCAGCATCTTGTCCAGCGCCTTGAAGCGTTTGCCGCTGGGGTTCTTCAGCCGCGTCAGTTCGTCGAAAACAATTCCGTCGAAACTGGATAAGTCCTCTAGCTTATCTAGGTTGTCATAGTTAATGACCACCACACTGGCATCGCTCTGAAGTGCTGCGGCGCGTTGCGACGGCGGTCCGACAGCAAGTGCAGGGGCGATGCCAGACCACTTCGGCGCTTCCACCGGCCACACATCTGTGCAGACACGCTTCGGCGCTACCACCAGCCAGCGTTTGACGTAGCCGTCGCGCAGCATCTCATCCATCGCCGTCAATGTAATGGCCGTCTTGCCCGCGCCGACAGGTGCAAGGATCATGGCGCGGTCGCGCTCATACAGAAACGTCGCCGCTTCCTGTTGGTACGGTCTTAGCTGAAGCGTTTGAGCCATGCGTCCACATCCTCTACTGACCACAGGCAGGCGTAATGCTGCTTCGTGTGCGTCATCTCATCGGCAAAGATACGCTGCAACGCAGACAGACGCCCGCCAGCTTTCTTCAGTTCGATGAACCAAGCCTCACCGTTGGGCATACAAGCGATGCGGTCGGCCACACCAATCTGCGTAACGCTGCGGAACTTGTAGGCGTAGCCGCCCACCGCACGCACGCGTTTGCAGAAATACCGCTCTATCTCTTTCTCAGTCATGACGAAGGGCTACTCCAAAATTTTTTGCATTTCAAGCATTGCATCAAATTTTGTTGTGTGTATACTGACCGCTCAAACAGTAGAGTGAGGTACAATATGCAACATAGTAAGATAGTCGGCGGTTCGACCGCCAAGCGCGTCATAGCCTGCCCCGGCAGTGTGGCGCTGGTGGACACCGTACCGCCAAAGCCCAGCAGCAGCTACGCCGACGAAGGCACGCTCCTGCACGATACTATAGCAACCATATTAGAGCGCGACCTTGACCCGTACAGCATGGTCGGCACGACCTACGAAAAGACCGTGCTGACTGAAGCATTGGTTGATGACAAGCTGATACCGGCGCTGCGTGCGCTGGACGAGATAGACCCCAAGGGGGAGATGGAATATGCGGTTGAAAGCAGGGTTGGTTTTGGTGATTTTCTGCCTGACGTTTTTGGTTCTACCGATCTTCTTGGTCGCCTTGGTGATCGAGCGATTGTTCTGGATTGGAAGTTTGGCGATGGTGTGGCTGTCGAAGTCGAGGAAAACAGCCAGCTACTCTTCTACGCTGCGGCGGCTAAACGCACGGCGGAAACATCGTGGGCTTTCAAAGGCGCAAAAGAAGTCGAACTAATCATTGTCCAGCCGCCCTACGTCAAGCGCTGGGTGACAGACCTTGCCCGCGTTGACGCGTTTGAGAAACAACTGGCCGCTGCCGTCAAGATTGCGAAGCGTCCCGACGCGCCGTTGGCATCAGGCGACCATTGCAAGTGGTGCGCGGCCAAGCCGGTCTGTCCTATCATGACAGGCGCTGTAGACCGTGCGCTGAAGGCCAAGCTGGAAGCGTTGCCGGTCGAACAGATTGCACACTATCTGGAACAGGCGCCGCTGATTGAAGGGTTTATCAAGGACTTGCAACAGTTGGCGCATGGGCTTTTGGAAGAGGGGCAGAAAGTCCCCGGATGGAAGCTGGTCAACAAGCGCGCCACAAGACAGTGGACAAATGAAGATAAGGCTGTAGCCTTCCTGACGGGCGTTGGTGTAGAAGCATGGGGTGACCCCAAGCCGCTGTCGCCAGCCCAAGCGGAAAAGGCTTTGAAGAAAGCCAAAATAGAATTGCCGGCGGACTTAGTTGTCGCCGTCTCCAGTGGCTCTACCCTTGCGCCGGAAAATGACCCCCGGCCAGCGGTTTTGCAAATCGGACAGACGCTTACCAAAGCTATGTCTAAAATCCAGTAACAGAAAAGGTACAATACAATGTCGAATATCACTACTTTTGGCGGCGCTAACTTGCCGTCCGTTCAGTCCCTCTCCGGCGCGCTGCGCTCCATCCAATCGGAAGTCGCACCCGGCGGCACAGTCATTCTGAAGATGGACAAGACAGGCCATTGGGTTTTCGGTGCAGACCAGACCGAAGTTGAGGATGGCAGCCTGTGGGCCGCTAACCCGTTCTCGTTCGTGCATGGCTACATCGCATGGGGCAACGGCGAAGTGCTGGCTGAGAAGCTGGTTCCTGTGTCAGAGCCGCTGCCAGAGTTGGACCCTGCACCGTCAGGCGCAACCCGCGGCTGGGAAATGCAGGTCGGCATGATGCTGGTCTGCACAAACGGTGAAGACAAGGATATGCAGGCGCGCTTCACGGCTACGTCAGTCGGCGGCAAGCGTGCAGTGCAGGCTTTGGCGGTTGCCATCGCCGATCAGGTCGAGAAAGACCAGACTAAGCCTGTGCCATTGCTTTCGCTAAAGTCGGAGCATTACCAGCACAAGACCTACGGGCGCATCTTTACGCCTATCTTTGAGATTACCGATTGGGTGTCTATGGATGCAGACTCGGTTGAAGAAGCAGAGGATGCGGAGTTGGAAGTCGCCGCTGATGCTGAAGCCGCTGATGGTGCGCGCCGTCGTCGTCGCGTAGTATAACAGGGTGCGAAAGCCGGGGCGCACACCGCGCTCCGGCAAGTAGCGGAAGAGTGAGAACTTCTATGAACAGAATAATTGCATGGGTAGACGGCGTTAACAGCGCAGTGATGGCGCACTTTGCGCTGATGGAAAACCCCGATCTTATAATCGCGCACTGCGACTTAGGCGACAGCGTCCATGAAGACAGCCACCGCTTTATAGACGATCTTGAAGCGTGGTATGGCAAGCCGATACTGCGCCTTAAATCCACCAAATACGACACGATAGATGACGTGTTTGAAGCGCGTCGGTACCTATCTGGCATAAATGGCGCGCCTTGCACGGGTGAACTAAAGTTCGCGCCGCGCATGGACTTTCAACTTCCCAGCGACACGCATCTGTGGGGCTATACAGCCGACAAGGCTGACGCAAAGCGGTTCACCAATATGCAGGAGAACTATCCTGCACTGAAGCAGCGCGCGCCTCTGGTCGAAATGGGTCTAAAGAAAACAGACACCCACGCAATCCTTGCCGAACACGGCATCCGCCGTCCTTATGTGTACGAAATCGGGATGCCCAATGGCAACTGCATCGGCTGTGTGAAAGCGACCAGCCCGAACTATTGGGCGCTAATCCGTAAGCATTTCCCTGACGTGTTCGCACGCCGGGCGGATCAAGCGCGTCGGTTCAATGTCCGTTTAACGCGCATCAAAGGCGTGCGCGTCTTCATCGACGAAATCCCTGCCGATTGGCCGACTGACATGGGGAAGCGCGGCTTCGGCGGCTGCGGCTTTCATTGCGTGACGTCATGACCACGCTCTGGCTCGATCTCGAAACCTACAGCACCATCCCAATCAAGCACGGCGTGCATAAGTACGCCGAGGCCGTTGAGGTGCTGCTGGTCGCCGTTGCCTTCGATCAGGAACCTGTCGATGTCTGGGACACGCAGGACCGCCCTGACTGGCGCGAGGATCTGCAGGCGATGATTGACCGCGCCGACAGCGTCGTAATCCACAACAGCAACTTCGACCGCACGGTGCTGAGCCACTGCGGCGTGGACGTGCCTGTTGAGAAGATTGACGACACGATGGTCACCGCCCTGTCGCACAGCCTGCCCGGCTCGCTGGGCCAGCTCTGCGACGTGCTGGGCGTGCCGCAAGATAAAAGTAAAGACAAAGCCGGTCGGCGGTATATACAACTGTTCACGAAGCCGTGCCCAAAGAACTGGAAGATACGGCGCGCAAATAGGGAGACCCATCCTGATGAGTGGAACAACTTCATCGAATACGCCCGGCTTGATGTGGACGCAATGCGCCACGTACATGGACGCCTGCCAAGTTGGAACAGTACGGACAGTGAGCAGCACCTTTGGCGGCTTGACCAAAGAATTAATAACCGTGGTGTCGCCATCGACCTCGACCTCGCTCGCTCCGCAATTCGAGCTTTTCAACGAGCTTCGGGAGCTTTGGCCACTCGTGCAGCCGGTCTGACCGACGGGCTGGTCTCCTCGACCACCCAGCGCCAGCGGTTCATCGATTACCTGCGCGACGTGCGCGGCTTCGAGCCGGAAGACCTGACCAAGGGCACGGTCGAGGGCCTGCTCAAGGGCGAGCTTGACCCGAAGGTGCGCGAGTTGCTGGAGATCCGGCAGCAGGCCTCGGCAACGTCACCGGCCAAATACAAGGTGCTGATTGAGGCAACGTCGCACGACGGCCGCCTGCGCGGCACGATACAATTCTGCGGCGCTGCCCGCACCGGCCGCGACGCAGGCCGGATCTTCCAGCCGCAAAACCTGCCTCGATCACCCGACTGGTTCGACGGCGACGTGCAGGAGGCCACGATTGCAGCCTTCAAGCACGACTGCGAGGACATCATCTACGACAACGTCAGCGAGCGCTGCGCGTTTGCTGTGCGCGGCGCGCTGCTGGCGGCATCGGGCCGCAAGCTGGTCATCGCCGACCTGTCGAACATCGAAGGGCGCGTGCTGGCATGGCTGGCAGGCGAGGACTGGAAGATTGAAGCCTTCAAGCTGTACGACCGTGGCGAGGGGCCTGACCTGTACAAGGTGACCGCTGGGCGCATCCTCGGCAAAGATCCGTTCGACGTCACGAAGTCCGAGCGCCAGACGCAAGGCAAGGTGCCTGAGCTGGCCGGAGGCTACGGCGGCGGCCTCGGCGCGTACCGCAAGATGGGCGGCGACGTGTTCAACGCCATGGACGACGACGCAATCATGGAGATTGTGCAGGCATGGCGCAAGGCGCACCCTGCGACGAAGAAGCTGTGGTACGACACCGAGGGCGCTGTGCGCTCTGCCGTGCGCGCCAAGGGCGAGAGCTTCGAGGTGCGCGGCCTGCTGCGCATCGACACCGCCTACGGGCCCGACAGCGTCGAGTACACCCGCATCCGGCTGCCGAGCGGCCGGTACCTGTGCTACCGCAACATGCACATCAACGATGCTGGGCAACTCGTGTACGAGGGCATCAACCAGTACACCCGCAAGTGGGAGCTGCTGGAGACCTATTACGGCAAGCTGGTCGAGAACGTCGTGCAGGCCGTCGCGCGTGACGTGTTCATGACCGGCATGCGTCGCGCCGAGGAGGCTGGCTACAGCGTCGTCCTGCGCGTGCATGACGAGTTGGTCTGCGAAGTGCCCGATGAGGCGACCTTCACCCATGAGGCTCTGGCCGACATGATGAGCGACAACCCCAGCTGGTCCGTCGGCCTGCCGCTGTCGGCAGCTGGCTTCGAAGCGTACCGGTACAGGAAAGAGTGATGCTCACCCAGCTCAACCCCTCAATCCCGATGGACACGCCCAAGGGCTCTGGTCTGGCGCTGGCCGTCATTGACTATGGGCTGGAGCATAGCCTGCTCGGGGTTGCCGCTATCGAAAA